ATGTTTGCGGTCTTTTTAGCCGACATCAGGGCTATAGGGCCGATAAGGCCGTTACGGCCTTGGTAGGCTTCGGCAAAACCATCAGCCAAGTCCACAATACCGCTATAAAACTTCTGCAACGCCTTGTGCTTGGCGTAACTGCGGGTGTTCAAGTGAACCGAGTGCGCCACGTCGCGCGCCAGAAATAGCATACCTATGAAGGCGTCGGCTTTCATTGCGGTTGCCCCATTTCCGGCATTTGGCCCATTTCCGGCGGCGCTTCCATACCCATTTCCGGCGGCGCTTCCATGCCCATTTCAGGCGGCGCGTCGGGCTCCATAGGCTCGCGTTCGCCAGACGGCATCACTAGGTCGCCGGAAGTCATCATGCCGTGGATCGTACCCATGATGATGTCCTGGATCTGCTCAGGGCTCATAGACGCCTGCACGATGCTGATGCGCTTGGTTTCGGCGTCGAAGGCTTTGATCTCGGCTTCGAACTCTTTGACCTTCAGCTCCTGCGCTTCCATCGACTGCCCAATGTTCTTGAGCATCCCGGTGACTTGCTCCAGTTCGGCGTTTAGCGCCTGGGTCATCTTCTCGGCCTGTTGCAGTTCCGGCGACTTGTCGTCGTCGGCCAGCACGCGAGGGTCGATGATCTTCTTGAACCGTGCCGCCATCTCCTGCGCCCCCGGCCAGTCCATGTTCTTCACGAACAGGTCGCCGGCCACTTGCCACAGTTGCGGGTTGGTCTGGAGGATGTTGCCCATCGCGTCGAGGGCTTCCTGGCGCTTGGTCATGTAGCCTGGGCCGGTCGTGACCATAACGTCGTACTGACCGACTGACGGGTTGTAGATCTTCTCAACCAAGTTGCCGTTCTGGTCGATAATCTTTTTGACCGGCTCTTGCTGCGAGGGGTTGACCTTCACCATGCCGACTTCGCCGTCGATACCCACGATGCGAGCTACCCGCTCGGTGTCGTAGATCTTCGGGATGATGTCCACCAGTTGCCGGGTGACGTGCCGGATCGCGCGGGCCAGGTTGTCAACGTAGTGGTAGGTGCCCGTGTCGCCTTGTTTCTCGCGCGCGAGGATCGCCTTGCCCGAGCGTTCGTTGCTGGTGGCGCCCAGGCTTGAGTCATACTGGCCCGTAGTGGACTTGATGTCGTCCGACGCGCCCGCCTTGGCCTGTAGGAGGCCGCTGGACGCCATCGGAGGCTGCGCCCGCTGCGGCAGTGGCAGAGAGCCGCCCGCGCCGTCTGTAACGTCCGGGTTAACCTCCAGATACGGCCAGTTGGTCGTGTTGGCGGTCTTCCACTGTTGCTCGTAGCCCTCAAATTGACCGCCGTAGCCAATAAACGGCGCCTTGGGCGCCAACGCCAACATCTCGGCTTCCTGGCTGACCCAGTAGTTGTACATCCGCTGGGCATCCTTGGCGTTACGCACAAGGCCCGACACATGCAGTTGGCCGTCTACTTCGAACTCGTTTCCGACCACGCGGACTACCGGAATCCAGCGCCCGGCCCATTCGCGTTCCTGAATGACCTCGTAGCCGTTAGTTTTGATCCACATGATCTTTTTGCGGTCAACAACCCGGCTTTTCAGCGGTTTTCCGCCGTACATGAGCTTCAGTTGCTTGTCCTGCGGGGTGTTGGCAAACGCAGTAATGTTGCCGGGGTACAGGTGCAGGGTTGCATCTTCGTGGTCGGTGTAGAAATACTCGGCGATTCGGACGGTGTCTTCTGACAGCCACTGGCTGAGAGACTGGTCGCCCACGCCTTGCGCCAGCATGGAACTGATCGGCGCGGCGTCCGGAAACATCCGGGCGTAGTCGGCCTTGGTCACATCCTCGGTGATGAAGCACCACTGGGCATCAGCGCCGGTCGGGTCTTGCATCGTCGGATCCATGTAGACACTGAACGAGTTGCGGACGCGGCCAATCTTCAATTCCTGATCGAAGCTGTCTTCGTTGCAGTACTCGGTCAGGATGCGGATGTAGCCCTCGCCGTAGGTGACCTGGTTGTCGCAGGCGGTGTCGTAGGCCACATCGGCGTCCGAGATGTACTCGATGTGGCGCACGATGCCGTCGAAGATTTCCGCGACTTCGATGTCGCCGTTGTCGTCTGCCGGGATGACCTTGCCGGACGGCCTGTTCTGCCGCTGCTCGTTGGTCACCTGGCGGACGTGTTGCGGCAGCTTGTTGATCGTCAGGCAGGGCCGGGCGTTGATAGTCTGCCCCTGCACCGATCCGCGTGTCGCCAGAACGTCCGCCGGCCATTGCCATTGATTGTCGGGGGAGCCCGCCATAAAGCGCAGGTCGTCCAGTTCATCTTCGCGGCTGTCGCTGTAAGCCGACATGGCCATCGTAAACCGGCTACGCATGACGGCCAGGGTGTCGCGGCTGTCTTTGTCGGTGGTCGGGCCACCGATATTGGCAACCTTAGCCGCCGCGATCATCCCTGTAGAGTCCATATGGCTACTTCTTGCCTTTTTTGGCTGCGTCGCGCTTTACGGAGTAGGCAATAGCCACGGCCTGCTTCACTGGCTTACCCGCCGCTACTTCCGCCTTGATGTTGCTACGGAAGGCCGATTTGCCTGTTGATTTAACGAGCGGCATTTTAAGACCCCAGCCAAGACGTGGATGCGCCGCCCATAGAGTATCCTCGGGGGCGGTTTTGGTCAATCGGACGATATTCCCGGTGCGCGACTGCAAACGCGAACGTCACAGCTATAGCATCCGCGGCGTCCGGGGACGAGAGTCCGCGGGCCTTCATGTCCTTCTTGCTCTCCAGGAAGATGGCCCCCTTGCTGTCCGGTTTCATCACCGGGCTGATGAGGTCCGACTTCAGGTACCGGTCGGTCGGTATCGCCGCCGTCTTGAGCCACTCGCGCATGTCGCCCCACATCTCGGCGCGCTTGTTACCCCACATCATGGGGTTCTTGGCCTTGTTCGCGAAGTTCACACCCCTGATCTTGTACTTCTGCTCCTTCAGCCGGTCCACGACGCCGGCGCCCAGCCCGCCTTCGTCGATGACGACCAGCGCGGGCTTGTATTCCTCTATGACCTCGATCACGCGGCCCACGGTTTCCATCGTATCGTCGCCCTTGTAGCGCCGGATCTCGATGATGTCCCGTCCCTGGCGCACGGCGATGACCGTTGAGTCCGCTCCGAACCGCGCCGGGTCCACTCCGACGATGATCGGCGCCGACTGGTCCTTCATCCGGGGCCGGGCCATAGCCTCGGTCACGGTGTTGACGCTTATGAACTGGTCGTCGCCGGCGTTGGGGAACTCCCCGTACACCTCGACGTGCGCCTGGCTGCTGTCTGGCCCGTACTCGTCGATAATCTGCTGGTAGACGGCCTTGTCGGTGCCCTCGACGGTGCGTGCATCGACGATCTTGTTGCGCCAGAAGTCCCTTTTGGAGTTAAACGTCTCGTAGAAGTACCCGGTGTTGCGCCGCGGGTTGGAAAACGCCAGCCAGAAGCGGTTTGGCGTGTTTTCCG